CACCTCCTGTTTCTGTGCTAGATGCAGAATTAGTTAATGCAACATTAACACCATCAAACTGTGTAGAAAATTGAGGTTGACCCGTTCCTTTGACTTGAGTTGTATTTAATGAAGCTACTTTATAGCTTCCAAAAACTTTAGCTCCATTAACATGAGAACCTGCAATTGTTTTTTCTGGTGATGTTCCTCTATAAGGTGCACTTTTACCTCTAGTGCAACCAGTTAATTGATTGCTAGATCGACCCGTATATTCAATAACTTCATTTTGAAAAGTACCTACAAGAAGAGGATCATTTGTATCGCTTGCTGTTAATACTTTTTCAATAACTATAAAACCTGTTGTTGGAAACTCTGACCCATCAGTAAGATTAATAGTTGTAGCAGAGTCTGTTATTGCTCCATTTAAGGTAGTAGACATTTGTAAAGTTGAAATAGCTACACCTCCTACAGGCGCTTTAACATTTCTTAATCTAACAAAATCATTTACTTGTAAATCTCCGTTAGGAAAATTAATTTTTAAAACTGTACTAGTTGCAGTTATAAAAGGATTTTCAGGTAAAAAATCTTCTGTTGCAAATTCTGTTCTTGCAGGTCTTGCTCTAACCAAAGCTTGTGGATCTGCATTAGTAGGTTTAGGATCTAGTTGTGGTTGTTTCGGTTCATATTCAGACATGTGCACAAAAGCACCATTCCATTCTCTAACCATTTCATTATATGGAAAAGCCATACCTGATCTATCTGATATTGCTAAAGCAAATTTACCTTGTGCGAAACTACTCATTAGACTCCTGGGTAATAAATTTTAGGTGAGATATAAGTAGAATTAGAAGAACCATCTTCATCCTCTGCTCTTAATAACTCATCTTCGTATAACATTTTTAATGATTGTACTCTTTGAGGAGCATACTTAATTGATAAATAATAAGCTAATCCTGCAATCATACATGGTATAAATCTGTAAGGAATATCAGTTGCGTTTGTATAAGCCCCTACATCATCAATTCTTTTTGTATAATAAAAATTTATAAAATTTCCAGCCTGCGTGCTTCCAGGTGTTAGATATAAAGTAACTGTAGTTTTATCAACAAACCTTTGGACCCAATATTGAGTTGGTAAACCTAAATCTGTTTTATTTGAAAATGCTTGATACTGTGATCTACTAATTTTAGTCATAGGTGTATCAACATTTGTAGAAGAATTTCTAAAATTTAATTCTTGAATATCAGTCATACCATTAGGAAATTGTAAAACAGTATCCCCAGCATTATGTGCTGCTGCAGTGCTACCATTAATTCCTCTAGTACATCCTGTAAGATTTAATGAAGACACTCCTGTATATGAAATTTGTTCGGTCCCAATAGTTATTGTACCACCGGCTGTTGGAATTCCGGTAACAGATTCTAAACCAATTGTTACTACAGAACTATTTATTCCAGCAGAAAGAGTTGTACTAATACCATCGGAAGTACCGTCTGCAGGAGATCTAAAAAAAGTATAAACAGCTTGACCGTTTACAAGAGTTACACTTTGATTTTTTACTTCCCAAAAATGTAAACCTCTATTTCCCCATTCTGAAAATAAAATGTTTAAAGATCTTTTAGCAGTTTTTAATTGATAACCAGCAACACCCTGCATACCAATACGTTCGTACGCATCTTCTATAATCTCGTCAATGCCTAAGTTCTTATCAAAAACATAAGAACCCGAGGTAGTGTTAGCCATACTACGCTCCTGTGATAGTTACTGTAACGCTTCCGTCAGTTCCTGTTGTTTGTGTTAAAGTTGCGCAAATTCCATCCTTAAAAAGGATTCCAGAACCAGGAACATAAACTGCTAAACCTTCAGTATCGTATTTAAAAGTAGCTTTTAAGTTACCAGCAGCCGCACCACCTGTTGTAGCACTATCGTGTAAAAGTATAACAGAACCTGCTTCACCTCTACCTTGAATAGAAGTAACTCTAGCTCTACCCGCTCTTAATAGAGAGATAGCGCCCGTATCTTTTTGTAAAGTTGTTTGATCACTTGAAAATGATCCTCCTCCACCTATTGACATAATTTTTCTCCTTATATTTTATGTGGGGCCGAAGCCCCACACTAATTATTTATTATAAGTCTGCTGCGTCTTGAACAGAATTATTTTGGATATACATTACAGTAACTGTAGCTGCACCAGTAGTGCCATCACCATTAGCACCAGTAAAGTCAGCTAGAACTTGTAAATCAGTAGTTCCAACATTAGTTGCTTCAGTATCTAAAGTACCGTGAGTAGTTGCTAAAGCTTTAACATTAACCCCATCCAAAAATGCATTAGCATCTGCAATTGTTCCAACTGATATAGTTGCTGCACCACCATCATTATTCACTGTAGTTACATTAAGAATAACGTCTACTATTTGTGAATTAGCGGGTACAACCGCACAAACTTGATTTAAATGTGAAGCACCGATAATATCAGTCTTAACTGATTGAGCCATAGTTACAAAACCTACGTTTGCAATGTTAGTCCCAACAGTTGTTCCTGTTGTATTTGAAATCGTTCCAGCTTTTACTGGTCCCGAAAAAGTTGTGTTTGCCATGATTATTCTCCTAGTTAAATTCTACATAGTCTCTAGGCCGTCGACTATACTGCGTCCATGCAGAATATTAATTTATGTATAGTGTTATTTTTATACATCACTTTTTAGTAGAGTGCAAGAGAGCCTGTAATGTGGAGTGGATTTATCCAACGATGTAGCTTTTTACTAAGTAGCTACGGAAACTTCTGGAGCTGCACCTTCTATAGTGTTTTGTCTGTGAGCAATAGCTGCTTCTTCCAGCTTGATGTCAGTAATGACTCTTTTAACTTTGTCATCTATTCTAACCATCTCAAGAGTGTATCTATTATTATCTAGATGCTCCTGTTGCCACTTCAACTCCAAGGACCTTTTTTGTTTGTATAGGTCTTGTATCATCGATAACCTCTTCATAAGTTATTCTATTTAATCCCGAATGATAACTATCTCCGAGATATTCCCATTTTATACTCTTTTCTCCAAGTTTGTCAAGTATTGCTTTTTCTACGTTTATTGCAGTATCTTCCTCATGCTCAATAACAAATTTTGAGTAGTAATCATAAGCCCAGATAGTGATAAGAGTTTTTTTCATGGTTTTGTCTTTCTATTTATTAATTGTGGCGAGACTATGTCCCGCCACAAAATTTTCTTATTTAACGATTATGCTCCTGGTGAAGCAAATACACCTCTATAGTCAGAAACGCCAAATACGTATCTTTCTCTAGCTTTGTATCTT